GGCTGACCCTGAGCATGTTAAACGAAACCTAGCAGGTAATGCTTGGCAGGTTCGCCGGCTAAGCGGTACCCGTGCCGGCTTAAATATGGCTTTGGAGTCGTTCGACTTTCTGAGTGAGATTAAGCCCTGGTATAAACAGACACCGCAAGCCCAGCCTTACAGCTTGGAGATTGTTGCCTGGGAAAAAGGCAATAAGCCGGTGAATGTGGCCAACGTGAAAAAGTTGCTGGCCTATATAGAAGACACCCAATCAGAACGGGACCAGATTGAACTGTCCTTAATGTTTGGTGTTGAAACGGGGTTGGGCTTAGCAGGAGCAAGAGCGCCAACCACTAACATAAAAGACACCTGTGGAGAGGCAGGCCTTTGGCCAATGCCTGATGCTAATTTGTCCTTATCCGTTGCTGCAGCAGTGCCGCCAGCGGTAAACATTCAACCCCTAAACCTGCAGGCCGTTGTGCCAGTTATTAAAGGTTATGGCCAGTTGGGTATTACGGCGGTAGCAGCCCATTACAGTTTTACGGTTTCAGCCGTTAGCGCAAAAGCAGTTTTATAAGGTAACTAGAATGAGCGACCAACTGAAATTAGTGATCACCCGTAAGGGCTTGGATGAATGTATCAGCGCCAAGTCCAAAGGGATTAACTTAAATCTTAAATGGGTATCAGCCGGTGACCGTGCTTATACCCCGAACCCAGACCAAACCACCTTGGTGAATGAAATTCAGCGGGTAGAGTTTGGCGAATATAAAGACCTGGGCGGTAATCAGCTGCAGGCCGTTGGCAAATTCAGCGGACCGCAAGAATACCCGGTTAAAGAGTTAGGCTTTTGGCTTGAGACTGGCACCCTGCTGGGTGTTATTTCTGCGCCTAATACCACGCTTAACTATAAAGCCAAAGATGGCCACTGTATTCAGCCTATCACTTTAGACCTGAGCGCTTTGCCCAGTGATACGGTGACGGTGGTTGTGGGTACTGAAAACCTCAACATTTTGATTGATGAGGAATTCACCAAAATGGCCACGGCTCAAGTGGACACCATGCACCGGCAAATTCAGCAAGAGTTCCGATTGCTTGATTTGGAAAAGAAACATAGTTAAGGGGGCTTTATGGATGAGCAGGATTTACCTCTTGTCACGGGTACCACTTTTGACTTTGAACTGACTTGGGAAACCGAGAACGAACAGGGCGAACTTGAGCCGGTTGATATAACGGGCTGCAGCGTTGATTTGCAGGTGCGCGGTATGACTAGCAAAGCGTTGCTTTTGAGCTGCACCAGTGTAGCCGGTGAAGTCACCGTGGCAGACCCAACTTCTGGCAAAATGGAATTCCATATTGCACCAGGTAAAACATCCGGCCAAGACGTAACTGCCTGGCAAGATGCGCGTTGGGAGGTCAAAGTAACGTTCCCAAGTGGTGATGCTTACAGTCTAGTGAGAGGGTGGGCTAAGTTAGCAGCTGGAGCAGTGCAATGAACAACTTACACCGCATTGTTATGCGCCACACGGTAAAGCATGTTATTCGCATGGATACCGGTGCTAACCAGGTCACTATTCGTCAATTAAGTCGGCCACGGATTAACGTGGTATCTGTTGGCGTTCAAGGGCCTGTGGGTACCGTTGCTGAGAGCGTGCTGACGATGGCGCAAGAAGCGAAAGAAACCGCGAACCAAGCCAGCCAGAAAGCCGATGAAACAAGCCAAGACCAGCAAAGCATGGTCAGCGGCATGACCCTAACCCTAGACCATTATATTGGCGCTATTGAGGCGCAGGAGTAGCGGATGGCAGAACCACAAACCCCAATTGAAATTATGATCAGCAAGCTGAGCCAGTTGCTGGGTACGATTGACGGAAAACTGCGTAATAAGCTGGATAAATCTGGCGGTACCATTGACCACTTAACAGTAACTAACCGGCTAACTGCTACAGCAGACCACGCTCACGCTTTAAAAGTGGCGCGTTTGTTTAGTCTGATTGGTGATGGTACCGGCCAAGTGTCCTTTGATGGTACTGGTGATGTTGAAATCACGTTGAGCATTGCTGAATTAGCAAACAAAGCTGATAAGGCGGTGACCTATACCAAGGATGAAGTTAACCAACTTTTCCAGAACCTCATTGGTTTAGCACCGGAAGAGCTGGACACTATTTATGAATTAGCTGCAGCATTGAAAGGTAACCAGGACAGCATTGGCACCATTATCACCGAGCTGGCCAAGAAGGCGAACAGCGCTGACGTGTATGACAAGGTAACCGCTGATGCTCGTTACTTGCTTAAAGGTGCGAAGTCGGAAGACTCAAAGCTGCTTGATGGTAAAGCACCGGCTTATTATGCAAAGCAAACTGGATTGGATGCGACCAACCAAGAGCTTAGCAGCGTGATAACACAATTAACCGCCGCTTTTGATAACGGCACTAATCTAATTAACGGCGTATAAAGGAGATCTTTATGAGTACGCAAGATACTGCCGCTTTAATCGAATCAGTTAATAATATGACTGCTACGGTGGCGGGTAAAATGGGACAGATTGACCAGCGAATGAATGTTGCTGAGCAGGATTTTGAAGGATTTAAGAGCGATGTTAAAAAGCTTATTCCTGCTATTAATCTGCTTCCAGATCCAGGCTTCCAGTTAGCTACAGTTGGGGCTGGAGCTCCTTCTAAGTTTGGACTGTCTACGCCTTACGGTGCTGTTGCCACTATTGAAGTGGCGGAGCTCACTGAGCAAGATAAAATTGAGTTAAGAACTGCTCTTGGAAATGGAAGTGCTTTTTCACCTAGAAACCCTAATGCATTTTGGCCAGATAGTAGCTTACCTAAGAAAGTGATAATTACTCAAACAGTTGCAGGGACAAGTTCATCATCTGTACGTTTTAGTTGTCCTGCAAGTAATGTAATGGGGTCTCCTATTTACATGAAGTTAGTTTCTCAAGGTGGATTCTCGAAAAAGTCAGGTGAGGCATGGAAGTTTGGCCCTGTTTCGGGAATGTATTTTACAAAGGGTGATATTGATGACGGTAACGCTTTCCAAGCATCTATGAATGGTGTTTCTGTTTGGGAGATTTTCATGCCATTCCTGACCTTTGAGTCTGATGAAATGGTTTACTCAAATGTAGGGGGGAACCAATAATGTTATTAGTAGAAACAGCTACAGGAAAAGTATGTGGTGTCGGTGATTTTGGATTTCTGCCTGCAGGACACCATTTTGTTGATGGTCCGTATACAAAAAATGGTCAGGTTGTAACTAACATTTCTGAAATCTCAGTAGAAATTGCAGAGGTGGAATTGACAAAAAAACAAGAACTTCGCCAGAAAGCATACAAGGATGAATCAGATCCTCTTTATCTTGAATGGCAATATGACCAGACGCCAGAAAAAGAACAGGCTTGGCGTGATAAAGTGGCAGAAATTAAAGCCCGTTATCCACTCTCAGCTGAAAGTTAACCAACCGCCCTTACGGCGGTTTTTTTATATCTAATTCCCAGTCATTGCGCTGGGTTTTTTGTATCTGGAGGCCTAAATGGCAACCCCAAAGAAACCTAACCCGCGCCAGAAGTACACGGTGTTGGTGCCTTATCAGTGTCCTAATCGTAAGCATTGGCACCAGAAAGGTGAAGAAGTCGAGCTGCTTCCTTGTGAAGCGGATTTTTTAATATTGGGCGGTAAAGTGGAAAAGAACACGGTATTGGCCAGTAAACAGAAAGGAGAAAGCTAATGCCTGAGATTGCATCATTTGTGCATAACGGTATCAGTGTTATTAGCCATCCAGCCCCGCCTCCAATGGGGCCGCTGGGTGGTATTGTTTTGGGTGTGGTGGGAACCGCTCCAGATGCTGACCCGCTATTGCCAAAAAACAGCCCTGTGCGTATTGCTAACCTTGGTGATGCTGCCAAGTTAGATATGGCTGGCACTGAGCGTGGTACCTTGTGGCGTACTTGTTATGAGATTTTCCGCCTGGTCTCTGTGCCTATATATGCCGTTATTGTGGAAGAAGGTGCTGATGCAGCTGCAACCACTAATAACGTGATCGGCAAAGTGGATGCTGCCACTGGTCAGCGTTTGGGTATTCAAGCCCTGGCTGACTGTATGGAAACACCAACCCATATTGCAGCCCCTGGTTTTAATACTAAGCCGGTGGCTGATTCACTTGCTGCTATGGGTAAGCGTTTGTTTGCTGTGCCAGTAGGTGATGGGCCTAATACCAATGATACGGCTGCTGTGGATTACTCTAAGAGCTTAGGCGGTGAAGGTACCGGCTATGAAGCCTTTTATATGGTTGACCCTCAAGTGGCGGTATACAGCCAAGCGGCTAAAGGTAACGTGTACTTTTCAGCTGCAGCCATTGCGTTGTCATGCTTTGCCCGTGTTAAAGCATGGGAAAGCCCTGCCAAGGGTGGCATGGGTGCGCTGATTGATGGCACTGCACGCACGATTGATTACAACATTATGGACAAATCAACAAATGGTGATTTGTTGAACCGTCATGGTGTTTCGTATTTTGCGCGTACTTCAATGGGTGGTTTCTCACTGATTGGTAACCGCTGTGTTATGGGCCGCTTTGTTTCCCAGGTTGGCCTTGAATACGCCATTATTCGCAAGTTGGCCAAGACGGCCCAGCGTGCAATGGCTCGAAACCTTAGCAAGTCATTTATGGAGCAAGAGATCACAAAGCTGAACGTATGGCTTAAATCTCTGCAGGCTGATGAAACTATCATGGGCGCCCAAGTGTACCTGCATCCAACGCTTAACAACGTGGAAAACTACCGCAATGGTGAATGGCATATTGCGATTAAATACCACGGCTATGCGCCAAATGAGCACATGGTTTACCACTTAATTGAAGATGTCGGCATTGTCGAATCATTCCTTGAAGGAGTTTTATAATGGCAGGACAACGCTCACGCATTACCCGCCAGGGCATGGTTAACGGTCAGCCGTTAGTTAAAGAACTGGACGAATTCAACGCACCAGAAATTAAAAAGGTGATGCAGGAAACCCGTGGCGGTTCCTTTATCCCTGGTGAAATCATGGTGGGTCTGGAGAAGATGAACAGTAAGTTTAAAGTGAAGGGAGCCAACCAAGAGTTATTGGCTGCTTTTGGTTTAGCTGCAGGTGAACTTTGCCAGGTCGATGTGAAAGAATCCCAGCAAGATGAAGATGGCAATAATTTTGCCATTGTTTACAGCCTTACCGGTGAAGTTATTTCTGTTACTGAGTCAGCCAGTAAAATGGGTGAACTGCCAGACCAAGAGCTGGAAATGGCAGTTAGTGCTTATAAGAAAACGGAAAGCGGCAAGGTTATTTATGACATTGACCGTAATGCTCAAATCCTCAACTTAGGCAATGGTGACTTGATGGCAGAACACCGCCGCAATGTCGGCATGCCTTAACCTCAAATAGTTCCCTGTGTAGCTACAGACTTGGCCCACTTGCATAACTGCAGTGGGTCTTTTTTTTTATGGGAGTACCAAATTTATGTTCCAGCCTAAAACACATGATCTTAATTGGCCGATTGATGATGATAAGAGCCAGCCAGTCAAAACCGTGGTAATGAAACCTTTGACCATGGGCCAGCACCGTGAAATAAGCAAAGCCCACAAAGGCAAAGATACCGATTTACTGCGTGCCTGTATTAGTACAAGTACCGGCTTAACACTTGCCGAACTCAAACGCCTCATTACCCCAGATTACAATAGTATCCAGGACAAGGTTTTGGATCTTATGCAATCCACAGCTATCCAGTTGATGGAACCAGGTGAAGCTAACTTGGATGAGCCTGTGCTGCTTGTTCCGTTCCAAGGTGATGATGGCCAAGACAAGACCACTTATAAGCTGCGTCCGCCTTCGGTAGCCACTACTGATTTAATGGACTCTCATGATGATGAGTGGGACCGCACGCTATTTATTAGCACTAGCTGCTCAGGCTTTAGCCGTGAAGAACTGGAGCGCATGAGCTTGCCAGATTGGAATCAGCTGCAGGAGCGCCTTATTGATTTTTTGCAAAAATCGGCGGACTTCTTTCGCCAAAAGACGTTGAAGTCTTAACAGATGTGATCCCTTTGGTTTATCACGTAAACCCAAGCGAAATATTGGACTGGCGCATTGATGAAGCAATGCGCCGTTACCACCTGGCAGCGGCAAAGCTGGGCATTAAAAAGAGGTAGAACGTGGCTGATACTAAAATTTCCATTGCCTTGGCTGCAGTGGACAAATTCAGCCGGCCCGTAGAAAACGCTGCCAAGAGTGTGGGCCAGCTAAAAAGTGCAGTGGCTGAGGCTAGCAGCAGCCTTAAAGATTTAGAGGGTAAGCAAAAGCTAGTCTCTAACTTTAAAGGCTTATCTTCTAGGCTGCAGGATACCCGTGAAGAATTAACTAAATCTAAGTTAGAAACAGACCGTTTAAAGCAGTCTGAGGCTAAGGCAATAAAAGTTGTTAAGCAGCATTCTATTGCCCTTGAGTCAGCTGAAAAGTCTGTACTTCAAATAGCGGAGGCTTATGGTTCTGAATCAGACCAGGTGATAGCTGCACGTAAAGAAGTCGTTAAGCTTACTAAAGCTAAAAAGGAATCTGAAACAGCGCTGAGAAAAGAGCGTGCTGCCATTAAAACGGCGGAGCAATCCACTGCCAGATTAACCTCAAAATATAGCAGGCAATCCCAAGAGCTGGGTGGTTTACGCCGTGATATGGGGGCCGCTGGTTTAAAGCTTAATGCTTTGGGTGCGGAAGAGTTACGCCTGGCAAAGAAAACCGGGCAAGCCAATAAAGCATTAGAGCAGCAAGCTGCGAAGCTTAAAAAAGTTCAAAGCATTCAAGGCCGGATTGAAGCCAGAAACGCCCAGAAGGGTGAGCTGGTTGGTCAGGCTGTTGGTGTTGCGGCTCAAGCGGCTCCGTTAATAATGGCGGGTAAGCGTGCGGTTGAGTACGAAAATACGTTTGCAGATGTTAAAAAGGTCGTCAACTTTTCCAGCCCAGAGGAAGAGGCTGAATACCGAACCAAGATGATGAAGCTTGCCGGTGACTTGGGTGTTAAGCAAGAAGGTATTGCTGACATTGTTACCGCTGCAGGTCAATCTGGTATTGAAAAAGACCAGCTGCTGCAGTTCGCTGAATCGGCCACTAAAATGTCTGTGGCTTGGGATGTGTCTGCAGAAGAAGCTGGCTCTACGTTGGCAACGTGGCGTGCAGCCATGGGGCTGACTCAGAAAAATGCTTTAGATTTAGCGGACGCCACCAACTTCCTCAGTAACAACATGAACGCCAAAGCAAAAGATATTGCTGGGGTAATGGTTCGTGAAGGTTCTACTGCTATGGGGGCGGGATTAAGTGCTAACGAAACCGCCGCTTT